CCATAATGACGATCATATATATGCCAACACTTAAATCCTGATAAATTAACGGTATATATTCGCGAAGGTCTCCATCCCCATTGTTCATCGATCGGAAAACCGTCTATATATTCATTAGTATCAATAAAACACGATAAAATGTGTTGATTATCGTACATGGGATCGGCAGGAATAGCCAATATATGTTCATGCAATAAATACAGTACAGGAGGTCTAACCTCATCAAGTATCATGATTTCATTCTTTCCGGTTCCAATAATATGCAAATTAGTCACCCCTTTCTTCTGGAAATTCTTCATATATCAAATTTTGGTAATATTCCCAAGCTGTGTTCATATCATCATATTTAATTATATTGTTTTCATGCAATACGATTATTTTGGATCCAATCACTTTCATGATGATTTCGGATTTTTTATTTCCTTCCATGTCTAATAAGTTCATGCGTATTATACCATATCGCCGCAATTTCTTAATTGCCATCAACTTCAAATGGACTAATTTAAGACGATATACATCAAGATAATTCATTTCATTTCCTTTTTGTGTTCCGATCATATACTTCTTTTATTATGGATAAATATTCGATTCCCTTTTCCATATCACAAAACATATACCACCCGCGATAATTTTGCATATTTATTCCATCTGCCATCCGCCGGGACCACCCCCAATCGAAGTTTAATCGGGTATCCCCTATAATCGTATTTTTATCCATGAATTGTGGAAGAATATGATCCTTGCCAGGAATGGCAAGCAAACCATTCGAAACATAATAATATACTGCTGGCTTGGTTTCAAGAACTATGACCTTGTTTCCCGAAGTTCCTATTATATGCATAAGATCACTTCCCATGGATTGATATCGATTTTATTCTATTAAATATTCTAACAATGCGTCTTTTAATTCTATTTATAATATATACTCTATACAGTATGCGAAACTCTCGTTCTATGTCACGTTCCGAATACGATGAATAGGTACTTTGTTGAACATGTCGAAATCCCGGTTTACGTATACCACTGCCCCATGTATTCCATAATCTTTCTCCGAATAATCGAGTATTCGACGATTGATATATTTTCAATATTTTTCCATGTGATGAAGGGATAAAAATACACATTGCATAATAAGGATAATTATCTCCATAATAACCATGATACTTAATAGTTCCATATACTAATGGAAGACTATTAGTAACATATGTAACCGTACCATCTTCACTGTACAGTTCATTGATTTTCATGATGCCCCCTTGATTATTGAATGTCGCCAATTCTTTGGTTCAAAAAAATCAGATATCTTTCTTATCCTTCCTATGATTCTATTATTTTCCCAACTGTTATTTGACTATTATTATCCAGGAAGATATCCATCCAACAAACGGATTCTGATTCATTCCATCCGGAAAAATCTGCCCTTTCAAATATTTCAAAACAGTTGTTCATAGCTTCATCAAGCTCACTAAATTCTTCTTGCATATTTCCTATTACCAAGGTATACATCGATCTCATCTCCCTCTTTTCATATGATATGTGGATTATCATTAGATCTATAAATAGATTTCGGACCTTAGAATTCGATTATAATAAAAAAATATAAAAAAGAAATATTCAATGGGATAAATACATTATTGGATCTGTCATTCCATTGATGGTAAATGCTTCCATTCTTTCTATACAAGTCGGACAGACACCACATGATTGTCCAGCATTATAACATGACCTGGTAAGCTCATATGGCACACCCAATTCCAAACCAATCTTGACAATATCGCCCTTGGTTAGATGAATGAAAGGTGCTTCTATTCTAACAGGATGCCATAATGTTGAAATTCTGGTTGTTTCATTCAGTGATTCCAGGAATTCAGGACGGCAATCCGGATATAAAGAATGATCTCCGCTATGCGCCGCATACATCACGGAATCAATGCCCCTGGCAGCAGCTATTCCGACTGCTATCGATAACAGAATTTGATTCCTATTAGGAACTACTGTTATCTTGGCAGATTCATCAGTGTAACCACATTCCGGAACTTCGATATCAGGATTAGTCAACGCGCTGGAATCTATATACTTGAACACCGGTCTGACATCAACTATATCATGTCGGATATCAATACCGAGGTCAGGATCCTCTTTCATGAACTTTATCATCTTCTGGGCGTATTCTATTTCTTGCCGATGTCTTTGGCCATAATCAAAGGTTATAGCTTCGACATCATAACCGTCGCTGTATAGCTTCCAAAGAAGAGTGGCAGAATCCATACCACCGGAATATATCAAAAGAGACTTCATTTTAATAGCTCCAATGTTTCCGATTTGAGACTAGAATTTTCTTTAAATATGCCACGAACAGCAGAACTTTCGGTAATTCCCGGTATCCTTGCTCCCCGTACAGTCATACAAGTATGATGAGCATTTACCTTCACCATGACTCCCCGAACCCCTGGTATCCAATTCATAAGATAATCGGCTATTTGAGCTGTCATATTTTCTTGAAGTTGTGGTCTAGAAGCAAATTTCCGAACAGTTCTTGCTACTTTACTAAGCCCCACAATATGAGTCGATGGAATGTAAGCAACAGCGGCAGTTCCCGAAAATTGCATCAAATGATGGTTACAAAATGATGTGAATTCTATATCTTTTACCATAATTAAATCATCACTAAGGGCTGGAAATATGCCTTTTCCGTGTTCCAATTCATCCCAATCTCGCCATGATTTGAATTCATCCATCATGCGACGAATCCGGTCAGGAGTATTCATTCTTGCTTCATCATCGAATAATTCTATTGGAAAATATAATCCAATCTGGCTAGGAACTTCGCAACAGTCTTCGCTCATGCTGATTCCTTTGCATAATTGTCTTCGGATTCTTTTACAGTTACTTCTATCCAATCATCATTATGAAGGTTTGCCATAATTGATATATCCCGAAGTATTTCTTTTGCTATATTTTCAGCAGTTGGATTCTTTTCATCCATTTTTGTTACTGCCAATCCCATCTTTTCGAATACCGGTACTAATGGATCCTCGCTATTAAAGATTGCTCGATGATCCCACTTTTGTTTGAAGTATTCTTTGATTCTTCTGTAATCCAACAACATGCCGCATTGATCTAATGGATTATCAGAATCTATCGTTATGCAAACAGACCATGAGTGACCATGGCACATATTGCAACTTCCCGAATATCCAAATAACCGGTGTGCTGCATCGAAGGTTACTTTCTGTTGTAGTTCAGTCATTATTTTCTTCTCCTTAAATTCGATTCAAAAAAGATTATATTCAAATGTTATTCTCTTGGTATTTAAAGGTTTTGCCATCCAAATAAATTGCTTTCAAAACTATTATTATTAGGTTTAACAAATAAATCATGATAATGATCATAAACATATCTTGATCCATGTTTATCAAAATCATCGAATATACTAGTTACATTCTGGATAAGATCTTTTTCTCCCAGTGCTTTCGCATATTCTGGCAAGACTTCCATATCATCTACAAAGCATTCTATCATGCGGTTGACTTCCAAATATTGATATAAGTTGTGGAAGCTGACCAAAAGTGATGTAATTGGAGTATAATTATAAATATCTCCTATATTCATACTGGAACATACTGGACAATCACATGGCATACCAATCATAGAATGATCGCTGGATTTTTCTCCCAAGCTAACGAATTTCTTAATATCAAGCGGAAATCCATACGACATAAACTGGTAGCCTTTTGCCCAACTGCTGCTATCGAAGGTAAGAGCAGAATCATATTTGTTTGCCAACATAGATAATGATATCATATTAGCAGGGGCACTCACTCCGAAGAAGTGACAATTATTCAGCACGGATTCTTCTCCCCTTTCTATCAAATATAGATAGGCCACTAGTTTCAAGTATACGTTAGTACTGGGATGAATACCTAATGCCCATCCATCGAAGCTAAAATCTTTCACTACATGATACCATTGATCTATCTGATCATATGTCTTTCCATGCAAAACATTGTATAATTTAAAGTCATAATTTTGTCTATTTTCTTCGAATATTTTAAAATTCCGGCACGATTCTGACAAAGCTGCATCAAAATCCATAAAACTAGGAGGTACATCCAAGTTCATACCGATGTCAGAGTTCCGTTCCAACCATCTCAGTATTTGAATCGCATTTAAGTCAACTGGTTTCCCCTTTCTTTCGAATGTCATCATCTGAAAGCCGCCACTGTCTCCCAATATTATAGTATCATCGGGATACTTCATGCGACTTCGATGGTCATAATCTTCTTCATATGACAATCTATAGTATGCATTTTGGAGAATTATATTATAATCAAAGAATGATTTTCCAGGATTAAAGAATTCAAAATTTCTGCCGGCAAATTCTTGATGTCGTAACCAATGATACATCGTGTGGTTACAAATTGCGGGAACATAATTCGAACCTTTCGGAATTGTTTTCATTTCTACCAACTCCTAAATAAATTAGTTGGTTTGATTCTATTTTCTGGTTTTGGAACAAATAATTTCTTATATTTACTATATATATATTCTGTATTATAATTATCAAAATCATTTAATATATTGACTATATCTGATATTAATATATTTTCGTTTACTGATTTCCCGTATTGGATTAAAGCTTGCATATCATCTGCCAATGCATTTATCATTCTATTGGTTTCTATGAATTGATATAAATTATGATATGATATTAATGATGGGGACATTGTGTCATATTTATATATTTCTTTTATGTCAGTAGACTGGCATACTGGACAATCGCATGGCAAACTTTTCATAGAATTTTTTGTTTGTCCTAATCTAGATCTATGCCTAACGTCCAATGGAAAGTAATAATCCGAAAATCTGTACCCAGTAGCCCAAGTGCTACTATCAAATGTTAATGATAGATCAAATTTTTTACTTAACATACTTAGTGCGATCATGTTATCCATGGAACTTATTCCGAAAAAATGAGTATTTTGGTATATCGACTCTTCTCCATGTTCCAATAGATATAAAAATGATAATATCTTTAAATAAGTATTCGTATGAGGCCGAATTCCTATTGCCCACCCATCAAAATCGAAATCTTTTACATGAGAATACCAAGTTATTATGTCATTATATGATTTTCCATGCAATATATTATACAGCTTAAATATATAATTTTCTCTATTATTTTGAAATAATTCAAAATTTTGAATAGATGTCCTTAAAGAATATTCAAAATTATCGGTGGGCGGGCTATCTAAATTCATTCCGATGTCTGCATTATTTTCCATCCATCTAAGTATTTTTATAGGATCTATATTTATACTAGTACCTTTTTTATTTGCCATCATTATTTGAAAACCGCCACTATCTCCTATCAATACCATATCATCAGGATAATTCATTCTGGACCGATGATTATTATCTTTTTCTGACGATGATATATCATATGCATTTATTAATTGCATATCATAGTCAAAGAATGAATTTCCTTTATCAAAGAATCTAAATCCTATATCATTATACATCATATTGGTCATTTGGCATTTTAAAGTATGACTAGATACCGCCGGAACATAATTCGACCCCTTTGGTATAATTTTCATACTATTTCTCCTGATGAAATAAAAGACATCATATTGTTACCTGGATTGCTCATGTCCCGCAAGACCATACTATGCCGGAAGTTATCATAGACATGACTGACGCCCTTTTTCTGGATTTGATCAATAATTATTCTGGCTATCCTAACAGTCTTTTCTTCACCAACCGACTTAGCATATTCCATAAATACGATATCATCGGATACCATATTGTTTATCATTCTATTTACTTCTATGTACTGGTATAGATCATGCAGAAGAAGGGATACATAAGCACCTGGACTTTCTTGGGAATACAAATCATCGATCTCTAACCGTCGGCAAACCGGACATCTACAAGGAATTGATTGCATGGTCTTCTTTGCATCTCTTCCGAATTCAATACCATATCGTATATCTTTCGGGAAATAAAACCGTCGGTATCTCATTCCGGTTATATAACTGCTAGAATCGAAAGTCATCGAACCTCCGAATTCATGACTAAGCATAGCAAGTACTAGCATATTCTTGATACCGCTTACCCCGAATAAATGAAAGTTGGTTTCCCAATGGGCAGCATTATTTTCCCTAAGGAACATATAACCGATTATTTGCAAATAGATATTATCTGCCGGTCTAGCCCCAAAAGCCCATCCATCGAATTCATAATCTTTCACACCAGAATACCACTTGATCATCTCGGGTAATGTTTTTCCATGCAGGACATTATATAATTTAAAGTCATAATTTTCTCTATTATTCTGAAATACGGTGAAATTTTCTTGACTCGTTTTCAAAGACTTATCAAAATTTGTCCAAGGAGGACTGTCCAGATTCATTCCGATGTCTGCATTATTTTCCATCCAACGGAGTATCTGAAGTGGTGTTATGCCTATGTCTTGGCCACCTAATTGTGCCTTTGCGATCTGAAATCCTCCGCTGTCTGCTATCAGACAATATTCTTTCGGATATCCATATGCTTCCCTAAAATCTGGCGTCTGTTTATCGATCTCATAAGGAACCGTCGTTAAAAGATATGGATATTGAAAAACAGATTCCGGAGTAAAGAATTTACTATCCTTTCCTTTAAAAATGAAGTCCTTTTCTTTCCAGCGGGTTTCTGCCGTACTGACCGCTGGAACAAAAGTAGCTTGTTTTGGTAACACAATCATAAAATTATAGTGATTACGATAGTATATAAAGGTTTTGGTAACCAAAAATATAAAAGAAAAGGAGGATAATTCTATTTAGATATATCCCAGTGGTTCGCCCCCTTCCACGAACTGGACATGGATCTGTCCGGCATTGATCAGGTGCGGGAAATCCTTCCCTGCTGAGATCAACCGATTCCGAACACTATTCACGGCAGGTTCATCCATACCAGAAGCTCGCAAAGTATTGGCAATAGCTCCCGTGATGGCAAATCGATTTCTCTTCATCTCGGAAATATCAAGAACCGGCTTTCCTACCGATTCTTCCGGAACTGTCCGGATCTCCCGGAGTTCAGCAACGGTAGGTGGTTTCATAATCACCACTTCTTTTTTCGGCATTTCTGGTGCCTTGATATCCATGACCTGAGCCGCGGGAAGATCCTGAATCAAGACCAATGCCTTATCGGGTTCTGGTTCAGGCGTCCTGATCTGCTGACCAGATTCATCAACGATGACTTCGACCAATGCTGCCTTATCGGTATGCAGAACCTTCCTCATGTTGTGGCGGAATGTATTGCTGAAACTCAACTTCGGAACTTCAGCAATGACATTAGAGGGGAGAGGATCCCCGACATGCACTGCAATGTGACTCGTCTTCGGCGTTCCTTTTCTGCTGAGTCCCTTGTCAACCTGATAATACTGCACTTCTCTTCCGCATATCTTGCACTTATCTGCTTTTTCGCCTTCCATAAATCTCGCCTCATATCTTAATGATTTCTGATGACTGTCATGCCGTACTTGGCAGCGGTTTCGATGTTGGTATCGTAGTTGCTGCCTCTCGCGAACATCTCTTTTCTGACTTCGTTCGCGGTCTTTTCATCCATGCCACCGTCTTTCATGACATTGATGATGTCGGTGATCATGGTGAACCGATTCATTCCGGTTGCATCGAAGACCATCTTGGCTTCATTCCCATCATGGGGAATCATTTCCCGCAGGTTCTTGCGGTAGGTCGCGCTAATCTCATGGATGTCAATCATGACGGCGTCTGTTGGCATTTCTCCTTCATGGAATGCTCTCTTGATTGTTCGACCTTCCTTATTGATCTTAGCATATACGACAGGCTTTCCGCAAACCGGACATGTGTTTTTCTTATTGTACATCATTTCTTATCCACCTCAATTCATTTCTTGACAATACCATATATCCCGTTATGCCTATATAAAGGTTGTGGAAAAATCGACCATAATCAAGTAAAATTTATAAAATAAATAAAAAATAAACATCCCCCGACAAAATAATAAAAACAAAAATTAAACAATGTCGTGAATTTATTTAGATTCACGGACGTACGGAAATCTAGAAACTGAATAAGCTGCCTTGCCCCTTGATTGATTTCTTTTCCTTCTTTTTTATTTTGGTATTTATTTCTGGCAATTTTAATAATTTTCTTTCCTTGTTTTCTAATCCCAAAGCATCAGCCACTTCACTCCAGTCTATATATTCTAGCATCCTATGGTTATGATCGAATTCTTGAAGAGACCAACCATAATATAGCATGATCAAAACCTTTTTTAATTCCATGATTTTATCTGTTTTTTCTTTGCTTCCTTTAGGATACTTCATGAATGCATTTTTATCCCGAATCCCAACCAATAGCATCTTGCATGCCATATCCGGCGGAATAAAGAATAATCTCTTATTTACTTCGGAACACCAGTCTAGATCCACCAGACTCGCGCTAGACCATCGCAAAAGAGGATAGATGAATTTAGTATCTACCTTCCCGATGTCACCGGATTTGAGGTTTTTAAAGCTTTCAAACACCTTTATGCCTCCTTCATTAATTGGGCTAACATCGCTTCGATCAAGATTTCTTTTATCGCGACCTGGCTCATCCATTGGTATTTATCAGACAAAATACATATAAATGTTTGATATTTTTCTGGCGGCAATCTTTCATAAGCTATGTTACTTAAGTCCCGACAGAATTGATCATAATCTGGACATTCATCCAGTAATGTTTGTCTAGCTAATATAAAATTCTTTTCACAAATTAACGAAAATATCTTTTCTGCCAAATTTATTTCGTCATGGAACTTTGATAATAATACTCCATCTCGATGTTCCTCTATGGAATTGATGGCAGATCTTAAATCACTACCAGTTCTGGCAACGATCTTATCAAGAGCTTCTTTTTCATATGGTATCTTTTCTTGCACACAAATATATTCCAGTCGATGCAATATATCTTCTCGCGGGATATTTCCGAATTTTATTAGGACACATCTAGATTTTAATGGTTCTATTATTTTGTTCAAATAATTACAAGTCAATATAAATCTTGTATTTCTGGAATAAGTCTCCATCGTATTGCGAAGGGCCGTCTGAGCATCTCCCGTTAGGTGGTCAGCTTCATCAAGGAATACTATCTTGATATTTCCATCTTTACTGCGATTACTGGCAAATTCTTTGACTTTATCTCGGACGGTATCAATTCCGCGTTCGCTGGATGCATTCAATGTTAGTACATCACACCCTAATTGTCGGATTATGATCTTGGCCAGGGTTGTTTTTCCAGTTCCTGCTGTTCCGTGCAACAATAGATGCGGCAACGAATCATCAATTTCTATTTTAGCATCGAATCCCAAAAGATCATCAAGTGTTTTGGGTCGATATTTTTCGGTAAGTAGTGGCAAATTCATCTCTCCCAAAAAATTAAAAACTTGGATTTATTCTTCTTCGGACTCTGCTTCCGTATCTATGATCGGAGATATCATCCATTTGATTGTGCTGTCAGGATCCCGGCTAGTAATCAATATCGGATAATTATCATTAAAAGCAACATTTAATTTACCTGACATGACCGTTATAAATTCCAAAAATGTTGATCCAAACCGGGCAACGACATTCTTGTAATCGACTGCAGTCTTTGCCGTCAATTGGTTAAAGTTGTCTTCGCCTGTCGTTATGTAGAGAATATTGTCCTTGACTTCGGCAATCACACCGACCTTCCCGGTGCCCAAAATCTGGGTATTCTTTTTGACAGCTGCCCAAATTCTAGAATCAAGTTCGAAACCACCATCATGACCTAGTGTTGGCAATTCTGGTAGATCGCATTCTAAATATGCTTCGTCCGGCATGATGAGTTTGCCTTCATTGCCCTCGGAACTCAAAATAAAGACATTATCTCGCTTTGATAATTCTACATTTCCATTCATGTTATTTAGGACACTTATGAGAGTAGTCATGTTCTTGATTGGAATATTCATCTGGCTGTAATCTATAAAATTTGTTGCCTTCAGGATACCAGTAACTGCGCCCGCATTTGTAACATCCTTCACGGTTAATGTCAATCCATCGGGACCGAATTTCAGAATGCCATCTGATATATTTCCATTTATCGTTACCTTTTTTATAAAGTCACTTAATGTCTTGCTATTTATTTTCAATTATTATACTCTCCTAATATTTTTTTCTATTGCTTTATGAATCTAAAAAAGGAATGACTAGTATTTAAAGATTATGGTCAAGTCCGATTTTTATATTTCACATAAATTGCTCGACATCCTGACCAATCAGATACTTTACCTGCTACATCTATTGTTCGGGTCCTGATCCAGAAGGTTCCTGCCGATTTCCAAGTATGCGTTTCGGAAATTACTTTGTCAGATGGTTTAAAATCCGTTATGGTTCTGGTTCCGTCGTTCCAATCAAATTCATAACGGAATTGATCGCCTTCGAAATCTACAGCTTGGGTCCAATATCTATACGGTTCACCAACTATGCAATCAATAGTTCCACGTGGTATGGCTGGTATCGGAGTGTAATTGATTCCTGATGCTACAGACATTATACCAATTACTATGATTGACAGAAATATTCTCATAGATGCTATTATGGCCGTTCTTAGTATTTAAAAGTTTTTAATTCCATGTATATTATTAAATCCTTTAGTATGAAAAAGAATTTAAGATAAGATACTAATTGTTCCGGATAGTACCTTATCAATTACCACATACTCGGGTGCCATGATGCACATTAAATATTGATGAAATAGTATATCAAATACGAAAGCACTCGACAATCCCATGAAAATAACTGCTATTATAGACCATATAGCTGCTCCTTCTCTTCCCATACCAGATCTATCGGGTTGATAATTTTTATACCACTTCCAACAATATTTAGCAGTGATCACAGCCATTATGATCCCAAACAGCATTGCTATCATTCCAGCAATTCCGTCGACTACCGTACCTTTTACAGCAATTTCATAACTGTACGAGGTTACATTTTTGGTACCATTTACTACTGAACCTATCATCTCGGGTGTCAAATCCATACTATTCCTCATTACTTTCCTTTGTTTCTAATATGAAGACGATCACAATAATTCGTTCCCAATCGCATCGCGATCTTCCAGGTCATCGGTCCACTAATATCAAGTTGGTGTCGTTCTGCGCCTCCCGGCATCAGCCAAATTTTGTTTGCAGGAAGTTCATACAATTCGATACATTCTTTTATTTCGCTCTGGAGATACATCCAAGGTTGGGTTCCTATCACAAACTTGAAATGAACATTATCAAGATCTTTCCAATTACTGAAATAATCCCGGCGATCCTGTGGAGATGGTATCGAATCCTTCTTAGGACTGATCACCAAATATCGGAACATTTCCAAGTATTCGGAATCATTATTCTTTATGAGTCCATTCGTTTCAATATCAATATATCTAGTATTGATACAGGTCATGACTTCTTTCCAGTCATGAAGAAAAGGTTCTCCTCCGGTAATTACCACCCGGCAATTATCATTCTGTCGTGAAAGCATTTCATTTATGCGAAAGATTAATCTGTCATTGGTCATCATTTCATGCCGACTATGATTGGTGTCACAATTACTGCAATGCAAATTACAGCCAGAACTCCTAACAAATATGACTGGTTGTCCCATAGCAGGACCTTCTCCCTGTATGGAATAGAATATTTCGTTTATCGGAATTTCAGACATAATCATTGATTTGAATTCGGTATATATAAAGCTTTTGTAGAAACAAATATATACCATGGAAGTCCTATGATAGACCATGAAACCAAAAATGAAGCCAAAGAAAACATGCAAATTTTGCGGCCATCCTATAAAATCGCCATATGGCAGACAAGGAAATCTGTGTTCCAAAAGATGTCATGATGCTATAAGAAGAGAAGAAATGTAACTGGATTCACCAAGAATTGCCAGCATCATATATGATGAAGAAGATGCATGAAAACCATGGTGCGATGATATGAAACTTAAACACCATACAAGATTTTTATTTCAAAGAATATTATCATTTGAATATAATGGATATAATATTTCTATCGGGATTTCTCCCCTTCGCGGAATGAAAACCGGTCACTATGGATCCAAACATCCTAATTTCTTGGGCGGACAATGTTGGAACAGAAAATTTCATATACTATGGATATGTAAATACCGGATATGAGAAAAAATATAGTACCGGGAATTCCAACCGCACCGACTCCGATCATCCCGATTCCACATATTCCGTTCCCAAAAGGAAAATAATTCCGTTTTTTTTTAAAATTCAATATAATCATTCAAAAATTCTTCATATCCTGTTTTCAATTCAGATGCAGTAAAGTATTTCAAGATAGCTTTCTGATCGGGATTTCTGTCCAAGAAACTATCTAAATATACAAATGCTACTTGCGGTCTTTCTCTTAATGCATGCCAATATGCACCGGCTTGTTTGATATGCGTATCATAAGGAACTCCTGTCTTGATATCGATAAGAGTAAGGTCACCGTCTATCCGGCATAACAAATCAAGACGACCGGCATATCTAGGTTCATGGCAAAATAATGCCGTTTCTACGCATATCGGACTTATATTTAGATCGAGTTGTTCCCACATATCAAGACATCGCCTGATTCGTTCTATTACTTCATCCCGTTTGACTCCATATATACCGTCCCGGGGCAATGGAATCAATTCCCGGGAATACCTCCTTAGAATGTGATAATGAACCAGAGTTCCTATGGACATTGATGGAGTTGTTCTAATAGGCTTTCCTTCATTCTTCTTTTTTCCGATGATTGTAGTCACCGAAGGATACTTATCATCGCCCAGGCAATAGAATCTGCCTTGTTTTGATTCATCGACTGTAAATCTGGAATTGTTCTTTATTATCATACCATCACCGTATATTGATCACGTATTGCATCTTCTATTTGTTTTTGACAATCTTCGCAAAGATCAACATAAAAAGATCCATTTCGGACTTGAACTAGATGACATATTCCCCGTCCGCATCTATTACAATAAATTGGGATATCAATTTCGACCATATTACCAATCTCCTTCCATGTACATATATGATGGATCAAGCATAATAAAAAATTTCTGCAATCCCAAACATATCAATGCACCAAATTAAATTATTCCCGGATACCAGTTATTAAGTACTCCTCGGACATTACTGATTTCATAATAAATGAACAATAATGAATAAGGAACGTTCCTAATGATTATAAATTCATATAACATGACTCCATTTGAAAAAATCCAAGCAAAAAATCCCAACCCACGCCACCAAGCATCCAAACTAGGAGCATAGGTAGCTCCTATAATTGCCAATATCATGACAAGATACTGTACAAGATGTTGTTTGATATCAGTAAATGCAGCATTTATTCTTTTCCGCATATGATTACCTTTTCTTTAGAATCATGGTGAATTTCATCCAATACCTTCTTTTCCCAATTCGAACCAGTTCCGCAAAACATACAAACAGTATTAGCTGTTTCCAAAATAATCATCTCCCGAATTCGAACAAATTAGATTCACCACTATCCATGAACGTCATACATATGGGACCATATCCACGGCGTCTGCTATCGATATCATGCAGCAATCGACCACATCTCCTGCACCTGATATGCAAAAAATTATTGGTTTCCATATTGTTCTATTACCCATTTAAGACCGGGAGCCCCATATATTCGAACTTTCGGATTCGGAACTACCATATTATAGTTTCTGTTGACTAACGCAATCTGATCATATGACTTGAATAGGGGGTAATCTTCGACCAGTATATCTCCCTTTTGTAAAAATTTGAGTTTTTCATCAGGTCCACTAGTATATACTACTTGATATGGAATCTTCAATTTCTTTTCCAGCCACCTTTCGGTATACGGAATCCATGAATCTAATTGATTGGTCAATATAAAAATACTGTCCAGACTTGTATTTACAACATGCAACATATCTTCATATGCCGGCAATCTTTCACATACTGATGGATCTTCATTTACAATCTGGATAACTGACTTGCCGTTCTTTTTGGCATCCCATTTGAAGGGTTCATGACCTAATACTGATGTTCCTAATACTCGGAAAACTCCATCTAAGTCAAAATATAACACATTGATCACCACACTATTATTATCTTTATTATCATTGTACTATCCATGGCATCAATTTTTTGGTTAATTTTTCTTTTTCTTCTTCGGTGATTTCACTGGATATGGAAAACATTCCACCACATTTCGTGCATCTACTATGTCCGACCATTCTATTGTATTTCCAAATAGTATTTTCGCCGCATGCCAAACAAAATCTTGTCGATTCTGGTGGTGTCATTCATTACATTCCTCCTGTTTCAGTGATCGAATTTTTCATAATTTTCAGTATCAATAAAAAGTATATAAATCTAATGGTCACATCATATCAATAATCATTCTTGGTTATTCCTCCGTATTGGTATGCATATCGAAATTCCGGAACCAAATTAACTGGTCTTCCATCTAACATATTATATTTTAGTATAAGACCGCAAATATCAGAACTTCCATATGAATCTAATATATACTGGTCCGGTGATTGAAAACACCCTACTCCGATTATCGTGGAATTCATAAATGATTTTATTACTTTGACATTATGACAGTGACCACCTAGGAAAATATGACCAAATTGTCCTTCACTCATTAGTTTAAGGACGCGATTTTTCATCCGCTTGGTTCTGTTTTCACCAGGGGCTGCACACGATCCGGCACAATGATTTGCTGCCAATATAATATTTCCAGGTCCAATAATAGGAGTACCTCTTTTAACATAAGTAAGATCAGATCTTAATTCTTCTAATCGGTGGCAAAAATCATAATCGACGCCCTCTAATTTGACCAAAGAAACATCATGGTTTCCCTTAGTAAAATAATTATGATCAAATCCATCTGGATAATTCCTAATAACATAGTCTTCTATTTCTGAAGTGTCATTCAGAAACCGTTTTTTATCATGATCTTTATATGTCATTATTCCGTCTATGATATCTCCGCAATGTATCAGAGTCTTTATATCCCGATCTTTGCAGTCACCAATAAATGCATCAAAGATAGATTTCTGTTGGTAAATACTTCCCCAGTGAGTGTCCGAAACTACAGCGATTTCATAATACGGAAGATCGAAATCATTTGATACTGTTCGGGTGGTCTTCGGACTAGGAAGACCACATTCATACCACTTTTTGGACCAAGCATCCCGGGAAACCCCCATTAACTTTGCAGAATCCTTGAAATTCAAACACCGGGAATATATTTCCAAGAGATCGAATTGGTCGCATTCATCAAATGGTTTATAAGTCATGGTATTTTATTCGGCAACATCTACTATTTCTGGCTTTTCTAATAAATATGGAAATTCTACTGGTGTTCGACTATTCACATTAGTATAGCAACATCCATTTTTGTCTCTAAATACACGACCTTCAATATTATAACATTCGTAACTTCCGTCAGGCATCAATTCCTTAAAGATTTGACTGCATCGATTATTTTGCCAACATGTATCACTGATTTGGTTCCATTCATCGTTTGTGCCTCTTAATGGACGAAGCGGTTCATACTTTGCCAATGTGCTAAATAAGTCTATACAGAACGGAGCCGATAATCCCGAATGTCCTTGTGTTGCAAAAACTTTTACCAATTCGAGTACATGATTCGCCATCATTTTATTCATTTCATCGCCATCAAAGTAACCAGCAAATTCTAGTTCTCGGTTGGCATGTTTATATAATGATGATTCTTTGGGATCATGATATTCTTCTTTTGGAACATATTCATAATTATCATCGGTGTATGTTAATTCTTCTTGTATCATTATAATTACTCCGATATTTTATTTTCTGCATAAAATTCTTCTTTTGGTATGGTTTTCATCCAAACAAATCTAACTTCCCGAACAACCTTTCCTAGTTCATGAATCGCAGAACATCCAGTTGGTTTGCATCCAATCAGTACATGATCATTGACAAATATAGTAAAGTTAGTTTTGCGAACATTATCACCATTATTCATGACATCGAATACTTTTATCATTTTTTTGAAATCAGATTCATCCATGATGAATTTGCCTTTGTGATCTATAATTCCGGGTACACTAAAGATTCGTTGCGAAGTTCCGGCCAATGATTAGTATCTTTAATGCCACCGATTATTGTGATACTTGTATCATTATCGTCTATATTAAATGAATATTTTCCATACAAGTAATTCAAATTGACTATCATAATTTCAAATCACCCTATTTAATATTAGTATTTCTATATCCAATCCAATAAAACTCAACGAATCGCCATATTCCATAAAAGTCACCTGGATGGAATTACATCTTTGATACCATTCTGATCAGTAACTACATTAACCAAAGATCCTACTGGATAACCTTCGGACTGCAACTTTTTGGAACTTCCATTCTTTTCTATCAAGGTATAAGCACCTTTACAATCAATATCATTATTTCGGAGTGTATCAAATATTGCTCGCAAAGTTCCGCCGGTGCTTACAACATCATCAACTATTATTACTGTATCTCCTGATTTTAGACCATTTATATACATTACGTTCTTGGAATATCCCGTTTGTTGATTTAATTCAAGTTCACCCGGCAACCCATACTTGCGCTTTCTGATTACTAACCATGGTACATCAGTAATGTATGATAACATGGTAGCTATAGGAAGTCCCATTGCTTCCGGTGCTAAAATATAATCACACCACTTGAACATATCGGGATCGATGCCGTACATCATTTCTGTACAAACATCCTTCAGGAACAGGGAATCAATAGGAAGCACTCCATCTGACAGGGAATAACAAAAATAAGGATAATCTCCCTTCCAGACGATGGGAGATCCCTTAATCGAATCAATCAATCTATTTATGGTTTGCATAAAAGTCACATTCGCATAACTTTGTCGGGCAAGACATCCCGATATTCATTGCACACATTTTCGGTAATTTCGACATCCTTTATGCAATGATCAATGATATAATCCAAGTCTGATTCGCTTCTTCCGTATGCAGCACCATTCCATTCTTTCATACCGAGTCTAGTCTTGCTGGCGTATTCGGGATGTTTAAATTGTAAGATTTGATTAATTTGGTCGAGTCTCCGGCTACTGGCTTTAATATACCGTTTGGTTGTGAACCACAAATCCAAGTGCTTTTTCTTACCCATCCAATCGATGTCATGCATCTTGCATTTTGTATATAAGTAGGGGATATCAAACAATTTTCCAAAAAACGTCAGGCAACCATCATACTCCCGCATTACATCAACGATATCTGTCACGGTTTGAATTTCTGCTTCAAATAAATCTGGAACCGATAGATCGGTTCTAAAAACAATTGGTTTTTCACGAGTTCCATAAGTATGGATACATGCCCCCAATATTACACCAAAATCTGCCTTTAATGATGAAGTTTCTATATCAAGAGTTGCCACTCGCATTTCATCAGGATCCAAAAATACATCAATGTTGGCACTCTTGGTAAAGAATTTTTTACTCCGAACCAACATTCTGGAAGCAACATCTTGAGTAACAATTTCTACAGGAAGTTCATTATTACACTTATAATATATAAATCTATTTTTATCTGTTTTGATTCGATGTATCTTTCCCGCATTTGCCAAATTTGCTAGAGTAACTCTAATTGGTTTAAATTTATCTTCGTCTCTGGTATTTATTCCCAGTTGATTTGCACACCAAGCACTGCTTCCGGCATGATTTCTGATGGAACTTAAATCATTTAAGGTGTCTATATCGTCAGGTTCTCCAGTTGGAAGAATTTCCAATATTTTCTTTGATAGTTCCGTCATTTCGTATTTTTCTCCTATTTTTTCCTAAGTATCCAGACTATTTGGATTGGTTTGAATAACATCGACATCAAATAATTGCCGGATTCATCAATTTTGACTTCAATACCGGCACTATTTTTGACACCATTCTTTATTTCTTCTTCTAGTTTATCGATGGCATCTGTACCTGATTCTTCCCATGCTGTTACTATGTCATGTAGTCGTGTTATATCTTCCTTGTATGATTTAAAAAACTGTAATAGTTGTTTAAATTGATCTGCTAAAAATTTGCTCATTCTTTTTTCTCCGTGACGACCTATTATTTGTTCAAGCGATCTAACTTCCATGTTGGCATCGGTCATAGCCACCCGCGTCAACGGAAGCCTAGCTTTGGGCCTTCGCTCAAAGCCGATGGTGGCGAGTGTGAACAAATCTGACCTGTCCTCACTTAGCCTCGGGCCAGGCAGGATAAATAGCTTTGGGCCGTGGCACGTGCGAACAAATATGTTCCTGCTTCATTCCCCAGGCTTTTGCCCACAAGTCCACAGGCTCTACGGAGCTGCCCGCCCCTGATGATCTTTAATTCTTATATAGTAGTTGCAACACAAAGCTGATCTATTCCGATAGCCCTGATATTGATTGCCGCGTTGATATCCCTGTCATGGATAGCCCCACATTTAGGACATTTCCATTCACGAATATTCAAGGACATCTTTTCTTCCTTATGACCACAGCAATGACAAATCTTTGATGAAGGTTCCCATTGACCTATTTCTATTATCGTCTTGCCTGACCATTCTGCTTTGTACTTGATTTGCCTGATAAATTCCGACCATCCCGCATCACTTATTGATTTAGCTAAATGATGATTCTTTAACATGCCGGATATGTTAAGTGATTCCAAGACAATAGCATCATATTCATCAACCAATTTCCGAGATAGCTTGTGCTGGAAGTCTAATCGCTGATTGGCTATCTTTTCATGCTGCTTGGCAACCTTCAATCGGGCCTTTTCTGAATTCTTGGAACCTTTCTGCTTTCTGCTGAATCTTTTCTGGAGAACCACTAATCGTTTTTCGGATTCTCTATAAGGCTGGATGCCATCTATCTTATCACCTTTCGATGTGGTGATATAAGATAACAATCCTACATCTATACCTATGATGTTTTCATTGGACACTGGTTTTGAAATCGGTTTTTCCAATCCATCATCCACTTGAAAAGATACATAATACTTCCCACTCTTGGTTTTCGATATGGTAGTAGTTTTTATCTTTCCGATAATTGGTCTATGTAACCGAATTTCAATATCCCTTATTTTAGTTACCGAAAGCATACATGATTTAGTATCTAACTTAACATTTTCGCCTTGAAATTGGATGGATTGATTATCTCTTAACTTCTTTGGAGTCGGATAACCTCTTCTGTTGCCATTCGTATCCGATTTGAAGAAGTTCTTAAATGCGGTTCCAAGATTTCGCAAACTAGAACGAAGAATCTTATCTGGCACCTCGTTTAACCATGCCTGTTCATCCTTGAGTCCAAGCATTGATTTCAATCCATCGGGTAACTTGTCTGCCTTTCTGGTTTTGGCCGACGTGAGCAGCACGCTACATTTGGTAGCATCAATCCTAAACAACTCTAAAGAGGTATCTAGTAAGCCGCTGCCTGAGCAACGTGGCTATCATAGTATTGAAGGCCTGTTTTCAGGTCCATTAGAAATAATTCCTTTTTGAAGTGTATATCAAGTAGGTCGTTATTGCAGCTAATTTTCGCTAGCATATCTAGTGTTCCTGCATAAGGTGGATTTTTATTAAATAGCGACGTTTCTACAAAAAACGGCTGAATACTTAAATGTAAGTCATTCCACATTTTTATGCAGCGATTTATTCTGCCATAAACTTCTTCCCTTGGTATATTCCAGATAGGATTACACGACACTGGTAATACATTCTTAGAATAACGACCAAGTATTTTTTTGTGGACAATGGTTCCTATGTGGGCACTAGGCCCAGGTCCCTTTGATTTACCGGTATTCTTTTTGTGTCCAATAATTGTAGTTACAGAAGGATATGGTATTTCGTCTTTAAAATAAAATCGACCATTTGGCGTTTGCTTCCTGTAATACGCAGATTTATCATTAACAAGCATTGTATCATCTAGTCCAGGAAAGTATTTGTTTCTTTGTCATAGAAACCGCGGTCATTGTGGACGTAATCGCTATAATCGTAATATGGTAGTTTCTTTCTTTTTATTATTATAATAGTGTATCCAAGAATGTTTATAACGATCATAGTATCATCTTATAAATTTTTCTAATGGTATTGGTATTTCTTTTATTCTTTTATTTGCTATATCGACATATTTTTGTTCTTTTTCTATGCCAATAAAGTGTCTATTTGTGTTTATGCAAGCTATTGCGGTTGTTCCTGATCCAATGCAGTTATCAAGAACCAGATCGCCCTCGTTGGTGTAGGTCTTGATGAGATATTCGAAGAGGGCGACGGGCTTTTGCGTGGGATGTAGTCGTTTTGTGTGATTACATTCTGCCATTGATGAATTAAATTTTAGAACAGAAATCGGATATTTTTCAGTAAAAACTTTGTTTGTTGTTATTTCTTTGGAAGCAAATTGATTATGACTTTCTGGGTTTCGTATTGTTTTAAATTTCCAGTTACTTGCATCTAGTGGCATTGATCTCTTCTGTTTTTGCGGATTATATTTAATCGCATTGTTTCCAAAGACTAAAATATCTTCATGTGCTTTCAATGGTTTTATATTTGCCAATTGAAAATCGGAACCATATCCTTTATCCCAACATAGTGAATATTTAAACATTTTTAGATTATTTATTACTACCATACTTGTAAACGGTTGGCTTGCCGTTAGCACAATCGCACTCCGGTCCTTAATCAGTCTCTTATATTCCTTCCAAAGAGGCTCAAAAGGAATGACATGATCCCACTTGCAGGCGGTTGTTCCATAAGGGAGATCACATAAAATCATGTCTATTGACTTATCGGGAATTAATGGCATTAATTCTAAACAATCCCCTTGATGTATTCTATCTATTTCTAACATATTATCATTTCCTATAGTGGTATTTTTGTATTGCCATAATTGACCATAAATTCCAGACATATCTAGCGGCCCCAAAGCATTTAACCAAGGTCCGCTGTTGATCTTCGGTTGGATATATCCGAAACTTATAAGCCCGCATCATTCTTTTCTTAATCTCCATTTCCTGTCTTGATAGAAATAGAATAATCGCATTCTAGTATTTAAACGTTTTGGTAAATAGAAATCTATTTATATAACCAATGCCTATCATCATGTAATGAATCCGAAATTTGCTAGACTAGGCAATGATGAAGAATCCCTGTTGAATATTCTTCCCGACAAACCATTTATGACTCGGGATGTTTCCGAGAAATATGGTACCCAAAGAACTGTTCGCATACTAGCAAGTTTAGAAATAAAAGGTCGAGTAAAGTATGTCGAAATGACCGGCGAACAAAAAAGATATAAATTATGGGAAAAGATCTGATTGCCATGAGACCTAACAAGAAAACCCGGGAAAAGGGAGTTAGACGAACTCGTCGGGACCCCATAGGATATGATCGGATAACTTTAAAGACAATATCAGAATTGAAGAAAGAATTGCAGGATGTCGAATAATGCGAATGTGGAACGTATATCCGGGATTTATGTGCCGCCAACATCTCCTCGGCGAACATAGAGAAATCCATACCATTGTTGGAATGATGCAAAAAGGAAGAAAAATATCGGGAACCAAATACATTACAAACAGACTCATAGAAATTCATTCCCTTGATGCAAGACATCAAGAATTAATACGAGAAATGCTAAGTCGTGGTTATCATCACAATTCACCATTTCCGCACGATCTAGTATTATGGAGAGAAGGTAACATCGATCCCGATAAAAATATACTGGAATTGATGGATAGATGTCCTGAATGCCGAAAACGAATTATATCATATTATCAAAAATATGATATAGTCCCATAATTTATTTTATGTGCATGATATTTCCGGATCTGAATTTTATAATTATTTCTTCTATACTATCTCCGTCGCATTGAATAATTTCAGTAAATTGTTGCTTATCTTGTCGTGATAATGATAGTCTGCGTTCTACTTCTTCGGCCACTTATATCACCTTATCATTATTCGAAATGATCGTTTCAAATGATTATATTCTTTCAATGGAACTAGTACCATATTATCTTTAACATTTTTAATTATAATTTCATATCCCAATAATTTGATTGTTCTTGCCATACAAAATCACCGGATCTGATTTGAATCACTTTTCGATATTTCCATAATTTTATTTAAATGCAAATAATCCCACTTTTTGTTTCCTTGGTTTGATTACTTCTTTTGGTTTCTCGACTTCTTCATATCCAAATAATGATTCTTGGTCGAGAATCTTTTTTCCAGTATTTATATCTATTCCTATAGCTTCGAAAAGTCTTTCCAATGGCGGTTTCAATTGATTTTCGATATACCACTCAGAATCTATCCGGCCGTTACCATGATTTCGTATCCATTCCGGAGTATCAACCAATTCACTAATGTTACCTCTGGATGCACCTGGTAATGCCATATACATAGCACGGTCTCCCAAACCATATGGTTGTTCGCCCCGGGATTGCATCTTCTTGCATACGGTAACATGAGGCTGTACATTCTTATATTTATTTAAGTCACCGACCTTTCGGCTTAGAATTAATTTATTGGCAAGGTCATCATTTGTTCTTATGTCCTTCAAGCCGCGAACTTCTTCTATAACAGAATTAGTAAGGTTCCATGCCCCAGTTACATCACCTTCCTGCAAGACCATATGGAGAACCTTGTCCATGGTTTCGCCGACTAATTTAACCCAATCTCGCCGGCGGACTTCAATACCCCTGTATTTCATTTTGTCTTTCCATCTATCTTTTGATGGTTCAAAGATCCACATGGCATATCGTTTCTTTTCGAAAATAATTGCTCTTTCTGCCCAGCATTCAAAATCGATTTCCATAGGTGGAGGAAGTTTCGTTAGCATAGCATCATGAATAATTTTTGCCTTTTCCTTACCTTCGTCTGGTGTTTTTATATTATTCAATTTTATAAATACACTATCTGTATTATGTAATAATATTTGCCCACAACTATCAACAAACATATGATCATTATCAACAGTTATATCATAAACATAACCATCATATTCTTCTTCTATTATCTTTGTTGATACTTGGTTGTCATCATGAGAATATGTTTCCCGTAGTCTATATTCGCCTTTCGATTGATTATAAGAAAGGCTATATTTTTTGTTCATCATATTCAATAACAGAGTTAAATCACTTATTAGTTCCAATGAAAGGCTGCTATATGAAATCCTTCCTTTTTTATCAATACTTCCATCACCTTTAAGCATATTTTCATATATTATTTGTTGATAGTGGGTGTCTATATTGAAAACAAAATCAGGCAATCTTTTATTTCGACAACCTTGCCCACAAAGAGCCGAAAAAAATGCGCATGTAAATTGATTTCCAATTCTCAATGATAACGTATTATCTTCATATTCATGATCCTTATAATACTTTAATTCTTTGTTAGTTCTTAGTATATTGGGATATATCATATTGGTTACTAAACTAAAATAATCATCTCGTAATTGTCTTAACCATTCTTCATCACCGCAAGATATACTAAATATGGCATTTCCACAAGAATTTGTCAAGTGATTAGACGCAGCACCTTCGGAAACGAATGCTCCCATCAATCTACATAATTTTTCTAAATCATTCCCCGATACATATCGTTTTATACTTACTTCATTCTTTCTATTTGTCCATCCAAATGAAATTCTCTTACCATTATCCACTAGCTTAAAACATACTATTTTTTCCCTCTTTTTATATACAATACCATATTTATAATGTTTAATATATTTATATAAATCAATGATATTGTTCGAATCATGATCTATGTTTTCTATAATACTAGCAATTTTCCTTTTCCCTATTATATCAGTTGGTTTTGTTTCAATTAATCTATCATCCAAATATGTCATTATTGAATGATCTTCGGTTACTCTAGTTTCTCCATATTTCTGAATAACACGATATATTCGTTTGGAATTTTTATGCCTCATCACACATCTAATAGAATTCCATACTGGATTAAGATCGGTATCGAATGATAATGCAAAATATTCTCCTTTGCATACCGCATATTCTTTTTCGCCATGCAAAATTATACCGTTCGAAGATAATTCATCAAATAATGATTCCATATTTCGTATAACAATATTTCCATCGGATTTTTTTAGTGTAACAAATCGATCAGCAGTTACACTGTCTCCCCCAACTACCCTACAATCTACCAATGATTCAGCAGTTTCTTTAGTCAATGCAATTGCCATTCTGCCAACTGATGTTACTGAATTTGCGAGCCTAGGTTCATATAAACGGCCACTCGGAGCCCCAGTATACCCATAAAATGAATTCAATAAAATCTTGACTGCATATTGTTGATTATCGTAGAATTCTTTCTCGTCTTGGTCATCGGTTTCCTTCATCATCTTCTTCAATGCGACTCTTTTATTATATAACCGAGTTAAGATCCTAGGCATTATTCCTTCATAGACAGAATGATCAGAATATCTTACGTTATTCGGAGCTAGAATCGTCTTAATTCCGACATTTTCGTCATCGATGATAGATGACCAACATATATTGAACGCCCTTATAGCCGAAGGATAAAGACTCTTATAGTCCATTACGATAAGTTTTTCCTGGAGTCCTCTTTCTGGTTCAAAAACTGTAGCTCCCTCTACTGATTCTCCCATTTGTTTTTTTCGTGTTTTCAATGGCCATAATCTATCTTCTTTATAGAATTCTTTCAACAATAATGATTCTATCCGGCGAGATTGTCCACCATTGATAACTTCATGCAATAACAATCCTGATTCTTTACTGATACTAATATATCGATCTATTAATTTTAATTGGTTTATTATATCTTGTAAAAGATCTGCATCCCTGACAGCATAATCTATGAATTCTTGAAGTTCTGATTCACTTCCTTCCAGCCATATATGCCGCATCTGACTAGCTTTGATATCCAACTTAGGACGATTCAATAATTCCTTGGATACATTTTCCAAGCTGTAACTATTCAAAGAATAATTATTTTTGATAGCTTCCAGTAAATCGATTGATACCCGTCCTATAATATTGACTTCTCGCTTGCTTCCGAATTCTTTAATAACAAACGGCGATCCATCGCGCCCAAAATTATTACATACTTGCAATATATCCATTCGTTCTAATATATACGGATAATCGAACATAAATCCATTGAATGACATAATAACATCAGGATCATAATCCTTTATTATATCACAAAATGTTTCCAGCATCCAATATTCATCATTGCAAAATTTTATGACTTCATTATCATTACCATGCTTTGCAACTAATACCATCGATTTCCCATTATTAAAACTAATCGAAATCATGATAATGGGATCTTCTTTCGGATTCGGAACTCCTGACACCGGAGGGCATACTTCGATATCGAATCCTAGTATTCTGATCGGAGCATCTTCTTGGATATCAAGACCCTTTATTTCATTACCATCAGTTTCAATCCATTGCATACCACCGATATTAAAATCTGTTAAAAATCTTTGCGTCGCGTAAAGAACATCTGCTTCGTAACATTCTTCTATGAATTCAGATCCTTGCAGAAAGTCGCGAACTCTCGGAACTTGACTCGGTTGATAAACAATAACTTTGATAACTTTGGTTTTTTCGGTCTGGAATCCAATGGGAAGAAATTTCATAACCGGATGAAAACTTTCTACTTCCGGAATTTCTTCCAAGATCCTGCATGCCATATCGAAATCTGTTGGTTTTATATAAAAATATGGCGCGAATCCAGATACAACATGACTGACAGAAGATCCATCATCGGATCTACCATACATCATAATGCCAGGCTTATTATTATTATTAATATATTTTGTACTTATTAGTTGAAATTTCATACTGTCCTCATTTAATTAATTATTTTTATCCAAGTAATATTAATAACTATTCCCAATGCCGCAATACAAATTTTCATTGATGTATCAATATCATCATTATATACTGTCAATACCGAAGTCGTTGCAATCAACGGCAAAAATGCTATAACTATCACGAAAACGACTACTAGACTGTTCGTAATCGAATCTATCCAATCCCAATCATTGGATTTTGGCATGTTATCACCTCCTATAAAAAATATATATAAACATTGTGGTCAATCTGTTTCCATTACTTCGGTATATTGAATATCTCCTACATGTTCGACTTCATAATCTTCTTTCTTTAATGATGTTTTTGTTATTTCTACCGCATCCTCGGGCGATTTAGCATCTACGTAAGCTATAGCAGATGCAATTGCTGTCACAACTACTGCTACTTTATATGATTTCATTTCCTTTGTCATTGTTAATTTCCCTCATTTCTAATCTTTATTTACCACATACTTCCATTTTTCATTTCTACTTTCCAACCAATATGCCAAAATACATAACATCAACCATACTATTTCCAATATTATTGACTTTATTGATATTTCCCACAATATAATAATAGGAAGTAACATAAATCCTATTATAAACATCCAACTAATCATATATATCAAATATGTAACATATGGATCTAGTTTCTTTCCAATACCCAAATTCTCAACCTCCGAATAATTCTTGCTCATTATATCTATTTAAACCTTTTCACCAGACTTCATCATTTATGTACTTACTCAGATTATGTATAGTATAGTAACCAACCCACGATGCTCTGCCGTGCCATCTTACTGAATTAACATAAGTAATTCGTTCAATACGAAAGATTCCGATTCGTTTGGATGCCATTCCAGTACAGACATAATCAAGTTCTTGTATTCTAGTACTGGTTGGTCCGGTTCCCCATAATGGGAAACTTTTTTGTCTTGCTCTGAATTTATCATCCACTCCTTCAAATGCATCCATACAAATGAAATTAGCAAGATTAACATAATTAAATATAGGTCTTCGTGCCATAAACTTCCTCCTGACCTTTGATGGTTCCTTTATTTTCTTAATATCATTTTCACTAAGTTTTGCAAACATCATCCAATACACTAAACTATATACTTCACTGTTTTTAATACTATCCAACCATTTATATATATTTATATAAATTCTATCGATAATATTAAAAATTGAAATATATTTCATGTCTCACCTTCCCCATATGAATGCTTCCTTAAACCAATCAGCGAACAAATAATTAAAACTCCTATAGAACCATCCAAATGACTCATCCAATATATATGTTTCGCTGTAATCATCGGGAGATCTAGTGGCTCTACCGCATGCTTGTTGCACTAATGTAGCCAGACTCAAGTTATACCATTTTTTGTTATCATATGCATTTCTCTGTTCCACATATGCATCATATGGATTCATGAAAGGTGCTTTGGCTATGACATTCATTGGATATTCTGGACCATCCAATGATAATCCTTCTTCGTAGCGAACTGACAAAAATATTGCATCATCCAATCTTTGCCAGTGCAATAAACTACCTTCCCTGTCTGTTCGATCTTGTAGAATAACATTCCTATGTAAATGATATAAGTGTTCAGATAGTAATTCAGCTACCGCATATGATCCACAATGTACCAATGTTTTTCTACTATATAGATCATGAAGGAACTTTATCTTTTCTGCCATCAATGGTGCTGTCTTTTCTTTGACATTGTTATTCATCTTACCGACTGGTGTGTAATGAATCAGTCGCCTCGACTTATCAATGGGATGTTTCATGACGACAGATTCATAATCATTTGTCAGTAATGATGTAGTCGGAGTTCCGGATGCCAAAATAACGAATTCCTTATCACGAATCAAGTCCTGAAATGGCAACCTTGCATCCATCAAGCGGAAATAAGTCTTTATGGTCGGAACTTTCTTACCAATGTTAGGATTCCATACATCTTCTTTTTCGCCAACTAACGCATACTTTACACCAGAATTGATATATCGCAATGCTCTGCCGCATGCCATAGCTTGATTGTTGACATGCATGTAGTCAGAACTCATTCTCCTCAATTTCTTGATTTCTTTGTCATCTGGTTTTCCATTACCATCGTTAAATAATTCTTTCCGATATGATGAGCATGCTACTTTCAGATCCTGTGACAACAATCTCAATTCATCATATCTGCGTTCTATATGATTAGTAATATCGAACCGGGCTTTATCGGTTGCCAAATATGTATTGGTAGATTTAAGCAAGGCATCTACTTCTTTCCAATTCCGACTGTTCGGGATCTTCTTATCCATACCAAGGTCAATACTGGTTCTTTCGATCAATGCATTTTCAAGTTCCGTAGATTCATCTATCATTAGGACTTGAGTATCCCCATTGATCGTAGGATCCATCAAATATCTGGCAAAGGTTGTTGCCCCGAATTTCGCTTCATGAAATTTCCTCTTGGCCATCCGATATGTACAATCATCACAACTTACGAATCCTTCTTCCTTGGAAGAAAAAGGACATTCAGCGGCAGTACACCCTTCGATTGCTTCACAACTATAATTTGACTTGCCAACTAATTTCGGAAGATCAAATAAATTACCCTGTTCGATTAAACTTACTTGAGGAGATGTAAATCTAATATTCTCCATCGCGAATTCTTTTTCTAGTATTCTTCCCACGCAATATAAAATGACCGTCTTTCCAGCTGCCGTGGGGGCATCCAATTCGATGACTTGCTTTTCGTGTTCGAAAGCAGATATAATATCATGAATGGCTTTTTCTTGACCCGCCCTAAAAGAATTATATGGACTATATTTTTCATATGCCATTAATTATTGCCTCCTTTCGGATCAACCTGATCAATGAATTTCTGCCAAAACTCAGTAAATTCATCCGGCGGAAGGCTTTCTAACCATTTCTTAATTCCCACTGGTCTGCCTTTTTTTACACCTTGTCTATAATTCTGATATAATTCTGATAATCCACTTTCGATATGTTCGCGACCTGGCATCGATCCATAATTTTCTATACATATCGGACCTACTCCCCGAATCCTGGACAATGAATTATCCAAGGTCCTGCCGCACCAATAACATGTAATTATTCCGTCACCCTTTGGTTTGACTCTGAAAATTTCCCGGCCTTTTATCTTCAAGGTCATATAATTTCCAGATAATCCTTGTTCGACCTTCCGGCTGAATTCTTCAAACGCAACA